TATGGTCACAACCCTAACGCCATCGAGTTTATAATCTATCAGTTTTTCGCCTACTAATTTTTTTTCGTGACCTTTTGAATCTTTTGCCAACATACATTTAAATACAGGCACTTTATATTTTGATTTTTTTGATTTCTTCACACAGGCATTTACTGTACTTTCAGAAACGCCACATTTAAAGTCTTTAAGTAAAATTCTTCTGTACCAATAATTCCATTCGTCTTTTTTTGCTTGATTCATTATTTCAATGATTTTATCCCTTGCGGCGTGGCCTGTTATACTTCGGTTTGCAAGTGGTTCTGCTAATTCTGTAAAAAATGTACCGTATGATAATCCTGCACCATTTTTTTCACTTTCAGGAACTTGTTTCACCCCAAAAGTTACAAGTTTGTCTAATGCAAGTTGAAAACCGTAAAATAAGGTTTTATTGTCTTTTGCTAATTCTCTATATAAGATTGCTTCTTTTGCTAATCTTGAATTGTCTGATTCTAGTTCTTTTATTATTTTATACATCCCTATAATTCTTCTGTCCGTAATATATGCTGTCTTCCCACCATTGTTTTTTATTCTTACTTTCAGGTTGAACGATTTGAGTAAAATATGCCCATTTCGATTCGCCTGTTTCATCGCCTTCATCATTAAAGGTAACATCTGTATATCCGATTGAACCTTTGTATTTTAAATCTAAATCTAATTCCTCAGCTGGTGCACCATTTTCCCCAGCAGGGTCAATTTGTGCATTTGTTGAAATTGAAATACTTGTTATAATTCCATCCCTCAAAATTCCGCCCCCAACTGGACGGATTTCTATTTTATCATTTATTTTAATTATCATTATGCTGCTTCTAACAGACTAATTGAAACTTTCCATTGTTTCGGTGAATTACTTTCAGAAACGATAGCAGTTTTTTGATTGATTTTTGTAAGTCTACCTTTTATAGTCATTCCATAACGACCATTAAATTGTACTTTTTGTCCGACAGATAATTTGGAACCTGCAGCCATACTTAATTCCGTTCTACGATTTTTAATCATTTGGATTACAGAATTGATTTCATTATTATTCAACAATGAAATTTGTTTATTGATATTTACTAATATTTTACTCATTTTCTCCCCATAATAAATTTTCTAATTTTGTTTCCTTCATATTGTCAATTACATCCTCTACCGAAGAAGGATTTTCGGTAAATACAGTTTTTCCGTTAGGTAAAACTTTTGCAGGTCCTTCTGGTTGACCTGGAACCGTGAAAACAACACCATTTTTCATAATGGTGTTATTATTAAGAATTGTGATTCTAGGCATTAGCGGTTTCCACTAAATTATATTGAAAATGAATATTATCTACCCATTCTTCGGCATCAGATTTTGAATTGATACCTTCCAATGATAACATTTCATTGGAATCTTGCATTTTTGTTAATGCTTCTGATTTTGTGATTTTTAAAGAGATTAAATCATCCTCTATTTGAGATAGAAATTTTGAGGCACTATCCCACGCCATATTTTTAACTTGACCCATATTAGGCACTCTCCTTTACAAAATGATAAAATGCAAAGTCATTTGTAGGTGACAATACAGTTTTATTTTTTAGATTACTTCTTAAATATGATTCTTTAGAAAAAACACATTCTATAGAATCGGTTTGTATCAATTCGTTGATTACTACATCAATTTGACTATTCACAATATTATTAGTATGTGGATTTTCTTGAATTTTCATCAGCTTTTTGATTATTTGACTTTTTTCGATTTTCATACTTCCAGTATATCAAAGAATCGACAATAAATCAAGCAAAAAGTGGACGAAAAAACCCTTGTTTTCTGCGAAATATCCATTTTTTTTCAACTATTCCAGGGATCCCTTGTTTTCTGCGATTTTTTAGTAAAAATGACTGTTTTCTGCGATTTTTTCGAGAAAAATAGTCTAATTTAGTTGATTTTTCGGAATTTTCGGTAGATTTTGACTATGTTTTCCGTCATTTACCGAATCGATAACTGCTTCTAGCATTTTTACCGTTCCTCCTTCACCTAAACTCAATACATAACAATCCGTAATTGTTTTAAGACACATACCCAATGCTTGCAAAGGGTGATTCGGATGTTTTGACAATAATTCCATTAAATCCGTTTGTGTATCTATCATTATTAGTTTATCTTCATCCATACTACCATTATACTATATTTTAAGAGGTTTGTCAATATAAAAAACTCTTATAAATAGTTTTGTGTATGAATATAGATGTAAAATCACAAAAGTGATAGATGGCGATACCGTTAAATGTGATATAGATTTAGGCTTTGGTATTTGGCAACATAATGAAACTGTCCGTTTGATGGGAATTGACACTCCAGAAAGTCGGACTAGTGATAAAGATGAAAAACCATATGGTTTATTGTCTAAAAAGAAACTTACGGAACAAATTGAAAAAGCGGAAGTAATTAAGATAGTTACAACCAGAGATGAAAAGGGAAAATTCGGTAGGATTCTTGGAACACTTGTTGCTGATAATGGTGACAATATCAATTTATATATGATTCGCCATAATTATGCGGTTCACTATGGCCAAAGTAAAGATGATGTTCAAAAGGAACATTTAAATAATAGAGTCATCTTGAATGAACGAGGTGAAATGAATAATAATAATAAGGAGTAAACAAATGGGATTTTTTGATTCACTATGGAAAAAAACCAAAAAAGAAACTAAAAAAGTAGCAAGTAAAACTAAAAAGGCTGCTAAGAAGGTAACTAAAAAAGTTAAAAAAGGCAAAACTAAAAAATAGGAGATTATATTATGCCTAGGAAGAAAACAACCAAAAAAATAGCTAAAACAGCTGAACCTGATTCAAAGAAATATTTTTCAGAAGTTAAAAAAGTTGGTGATAGACTAGAAGTAAAATCACATACTGGTAGAGTCATGGATTTTAAAGATTTAGATACTGCAATTCAATGGGCAAAAGATAGTCTGTAATGGGAAATAAAGCGCACAGAATGGATGACGCTAACACAGGTGGAGGTAAAATTACTACAATACCTCAATCTACTGTTTTTGCAAATAGTAAAGTGCTTGCTGTTAATGGTTCAAAAGGAACAGGACATGGCATAGGAGTTCACGCTACAAATCAATGGGATACTGCAAATGGCAGTTCAACTGTAAATGCAGGTGGGATTCCTGTAAATAAAGAAGGTGATGCTGATACTTGTGCCCATACAAGGACTGGTGGATCTTCTGATGTAAATATTGGATAATTTAGTATAAATAGTATAGTAAGGGAGAGATTTACTAATGTCAAGGTATGACGCCACACAATCAAATGAAAGCACAAGAAGTTCTAGGATTTACAAGGACTTGAATCTTAATTTTGAGAAAAATACTGTAACCAAAGATATTCAAAAAATTACTGATATTGAAGCAGTAAAAAGAAGTGTGCGGAACCTTATTAATACAAATCATTACGAAAAACCTTTTCATCCCGAAATAGGGTCGAATTTGAGAGCGATGTTGTTTGAAAACTTAACTCCTCAAATGAATCATCTTATTTCAAAACAAATTGAATTATTAATCAAAAATTATGAACCAAGAGTTCGGTTGGTGCAAGTAAATGCTCAACCAAGTTATGATAGAAATGGATATTTAGCGACAATTTCATTTTATGTATTAAATTATCCTGAACCAGTAGTAGTAGAAAACTTTTTAGAGAGATTAAGATAAATGGCAACTAAACTAGATATATCAGAATTAGATTTTGACGCTGTTAAAGCGAATTTAAAAACATACTTATCAAGTCAAACTGAATTTTCAGATTATGATTTTGAAGGTTCTGGTATGTCCGTTCTCCTTGATGTCCTTGCTTATAATACTCATTATCTCGGTTATAATGCAAATATGCTGGCAAATGAAATGTTTTTGGATAGTGCTGATTTAAGGTCAAGTGTTGTTTCATTAGCAAAGGCAGTTGGTTACACTCCAACAAGTGCAACTTCTTCTACAGCAGATGTTAAGGTTGTAGTTAATAACGCAACTGGTTCTTCTTTAACAATGACAAGGGGTACAAAATTTACAACTACGGTCAATAGTCAATCTTATACTTTTGTTAATAATGCTGATGTAAGTATTTCACCTGTTGATGGTGTCTATAGTTTTGATTCAGTAACTTTATATGAGGGGTCATTATTGACCTTTAAATATACGGTTGATACTACT